AGCACCTTCGGTAGAAGCCCCTACAGCACCTACGCAAAATAATGAGGGTCGTGATAAAGCTATTGAAGATAGTATGCCAGCTAAAAAAGGCATAGATTGGGATAACATAGGTTACGATAAATTATTTGAAGTTGGAACGGAGATTACTAGCCCTGCGGCAAAAACAGCAATGGGTATATTTAGTGCTATTCCTGGCATTGGTCTATTTGTTGGCGCTGCAAGTACACACCAAAATAGAAAGTTAGATGCGGCACTAGTAAATCAGTTTAATAATCCAGCTTTGAAGCCAGAACAAAAGCAAGCTCTATCAGACATATATGCTTCTAATAGTTCTTTTTTATCGAGGCTATTTACAGATAGACCTGCTACCCTTGCTGAAGCAGCAAAAGGTGGGGAGTATAAAGAACCTACGGTTGACCCAAGTGTTGTGGCCCAAACAAAAGAGCTTTCTAAAGGAACGGCTGGCCTTACTGCATCTGCAGTAAAATCAATAAATGCAACAGCTACGGCTGCTATGAATGCATCCATTGCTGCTCAAAAGAAACGAGATGGTGTTGCAGCAGAGTATAGTGAAAAAGGTTACACGGGTACTACGGTTAATAACATGGTATCTACTGCAGGTAAAATCTCTGGAGTAGAACAAAAAGGTAAAGTGGGTGTCCTATCTGGTGTTGTTGTTAATGACAGAGATAAAGATAATAGTGGTAATCCTACTGGTACTGCAGCTAGAACAGAGGGCACTAATAGAACTGTATTTTCTAATGCAGATGGTAGCACGTATGCTAAAACAGGTTTCCTCGGAACAGGTACAGTTGATGTTGTAAAAGACCCAAAAACAGGGCAATATAAAGAAACTGGAACTAATGATAACGGTGGCAAAGAAAAAGAAGATAAGTCTGCTGTGTGTACAGCCTTCCGTAATCTTGGATACCTACCAGATGATATCTGGGCATTGGATGATACCTTCGGTAAAAGCCTAGAGAAAACTAATCCTATTATGGTTAAAGGATATAGACTTTGGGCTGTTCCAGTTGCTAAGTTTATTCAAACAAACACTTTACCTGCCCGTACATTACGTGCTATAATGTGGCCTATCACAAAAGCATGGGCAAGTGAGATGGCACATAAACTAAAACCAGAAGAATATAAACCAAATCTTTCAGGAAAAGCTATTATGTTTATTGGCGGTTCTATCTGTTCTTTGATTGGTTATGTACACAATGCGACCTATAAACAAAATGGAGAACTAGTATAATGGAACAAGAATTAAGCTTTAATGACTATCTATCTCAAGTAAATTCTCGTATAGCTAATCTGTCTGAGGAAGAAAAGAAAATGGTTAGTGCTTTTACTGAAACACCAGAAGCTCAACTAATGGGTAAAGTTCTTGGGCCTGAATTGATTCAAGGCATTTCTTCTGTGCAAGATGCTACACCTACAGAAGCAACAACACCTATGCCTACAGGCTTAGGTTCACCTACTACACCTACCGAAATTCCTGCTGAAGCTGCTGCACCTGCGGCTGCTCCTGTTAGAACTGGGCTTGCTGCACGACCTATGCAGTAAATCCTAATTAGCTGGCTTACTCATCCCCCGCCCAACACGGCTACGGTGGCCCCAGTATGAAAGAAATAAAATGAACGATACTATTATGGCTGGTGAAATGACACCACAGAAAACTACTGCTTTTGGAAATCGTAAGTATTCTAATGCAGAACGTATTCAACGTGAAGAAGAAGAACTTGCAGAGCTAATGGCTAAACAGCGTGGCGAAGGACAGGAAGAAGAAGCAGAGCAAGACGATGATCCTGTATCTGCTGAAGATAAATCCTTTAAGAAACGGTATGGTGATCTTCGTAGACATACCCAGCTAAAAGAAAATGAATTACAATCTCGTATCTCTGCACTAGAAAAACAACTGTCTAGTAGCACTAAAAGTGAAATTAAACTACCTAAGTCTGATCAAGACATTGAGGCTTGGGCTAAAGAATACCCTGATGTTGCAGCTATCATCGAAACTATTGCCATTAAGAAAGCACGTGAACAATCTGCTGACTTAGAGGAACGAGTTAAAGTTATTGATGAAATGAAAGCTAGTGCCACTAAAGAAAAAGCACAAGTTGAATTAATGCAGATGCACCCTGACTTTGATAAGATTCGTGAAGACGATGACTTTCATAACTGGGCTGAAGAACAACCTAAGTGGATTCAAGACGCATTATACGACAATGAGAATGATGCTCGTTCCGCTGCTCGTGCTATTGACCTGTATAAAGCAGATCGTGGCATCACTACAAAGAAACCTTCGTCTAATAAAGATGCCGCACGTTCTGTGAATACACGTTCTGAACGTAGCAGACCAAATGATAATGATTCTAAAGGACACATTCGTGAGTCACAAGTTTCTAAAATGTCTGCACAAGAGTACGAGAAACGTGCTGATGAGATCATGGACGCTATCCGTACAGGCAAATTTATTTACGATATATCTGGTAATGCTAGATAAAAGCTATTGACAACTGGTTTATACTATGTATAACTAGTAGTACAATAAAAGTGAGTAGCCCATATTTAGTATGCACCTACTCACTTTAAACTAAACCTCACTAAATTCGCAAATATCAATGGTCTTTTAGACTAACCTGATCCGTCATGGCCCGTATACGATAGTGTTGGCCGATACTATTTAAAGCGCACCCTAAGTACAATCAGCCTCTATACAAGTAATTGTATATTTGCATCTGTATTGAAAAGCATGGAGAAACAAAATGGCATTTCAATCCGCTAGTGGCTGGGGCAACTTGCCTAATGGCAACTTCTCACCAGTTATTTACAGCAAACAGGTGCAACTTGCATTCCGCAAAGCATCTATTGTTGAAGCTATCACTAACTCAGATTACTTTGGCGAAATCGCCAACATGGGTGACTCTGTAAAAATCATCAAAGAGCCTGAAATCTCTGTATCAGCATACACACGTGGTACTGTTATTGCACCACAAGACATCCTAGATGCAGACTTCTCGTTGACAATCGACAAAGCTAACTACTTTGCTTTCAAAGTCGATGATATCGAAGAGGCTCATTCGCATGTCAATTTCCAAAGCCTAGCTTCGGATCGTGCTGCGTATCGTTTGGCTGATCAGTTTGACCAAGATGTTCTTGGCTACTTGTCAGGTTACAAACAGTCTGCACTTCACGCAAGCCCAGATACTGTTAACACAACTGTTAATGGTACTAAAGCAAATTCTGCTGCTGGCTCTGATGAATTGCTTGCTGCTAACAAACTATCAGGCGATGACTTCAACGCTGGTGTAGACGGTCAGTCTATTGCCCTACTACCACGTACAGGCGGAGCTACTGCAGTTCCTGATACTGCTGGTGAAGCAAACCCACTTCAATTGATTGCACGTATGGCCCGTAAATTGGACCAAGCTAACGTGTCAACTAATGGTCGTTGGTTGGTAATCGACCCAGTTATGATGGAAATCCTTCGTGATGAAGATTCTCGTCTATTGAACTCCGACTTCGGTGGTTCAGGTTTGCAAAACGGTATGGTATTGAACAACTTGCACGGCTTCCGTGTACACGTGTCTAATAACTTGCCAACAATCGGTACTGGTCCTGCTACCAATGCTGCTTCTAACGCCACTAACTTTGGTGTTATCGTAGCTGGTCATGACTCGTCGGTTGCTACTGCTGAGCAAATCAACAAGACAGAAACATATCGTGACCCTGACAGCTTTGCTGACATCGTTCGTGGTATGCACCTCTATGGCCGCAAAATCCTGCGTCCTGAAGCTCTTGTTACTGCCAAGTATAACTTGCGCTAATCTAAATACTTATCGGGGCTGGCTTTGTGCTGGCCCCTTTATCACATGATTTTACATTCAGTAAATAAATATAACAATAGTTTTATAGAATGCCTAGACAATATATTTAGTACAGATTGTCTTGCTGCTGAAGATCAATTTACTCGTACCATAAAAAAATCAATAGACTCAATAGGTATGTTAAATCCTATACTGATATCAACTAATACAACTACAGACCATACTAAACCTTACACGTGTATGATCGGTAATAACAGATATTTTTATGCACTAAGATATAGTTACACTCACATTGAATGTCTTCTTATTGACGATCCGCATGAACTAAAAATGATGACGAATAAAC